TGTCGTGATTGGGCCCTAAGAAACTTCTCACTAGAAAAAGTAGCTAAGATGTATGAAGAATACTTCCAAGCCGTGCTTAACATCCATGGTGGTCAAGGTTGGTATGAACCTAATCCTGGCCGTAGAGATATGGATTATGCAGTTAAGCATTATCCAGGCCGCGCAGATCCTATTGATTATAACTATATTGAAGCTGAAGAAAGACCATGCGCTGCTCGTGTTGCAGAATGGATAAAAGAAACATTAGATCCTAAAACATTACTTGATATTGGCTGTGGTCCTGGCATGTATGTAGATGAACTTATTAAGGTAGGAGTACCAGCATTTGGTATCGATATCGATGACCGAGTAGAAGGTAAAGACTATCTTGCAAAAGAAAGCATCTTTGATACTAAGAGAACGGCAGAAGTTGTTACATGTTATGAAGTATTAGAGCATATTGATCCTGCGTATGCAGATCAAGAAGTAGATGCTTTATATAATGCTATTGAACCCGGTGGTACACTTGTATTTACTGCGGCTCAACCTGGTCAAGGCGGCGTAGCTCACATTAACTGCCGTAAGAGAGAGTATTGGCTTAAGAAGTTTGTGGCTAAGGGCTTAATCTATCATCCAGGTCTTACTGAAGACTTAATTAACTTTGAAAGACAAGGCATCCATATGGGCTGGTTTATTAGAAACGTAATGATTCTAAAAAAATTAGATAAAGATGCAGTTAAACTTGGTCCATCTGGTCCTCAATAGACCAGATAACCTGACGTTTATTTTATATAAATAATAAAATAAGCTAGGATATTAACATGGCCGTCACAAGCAGAGCAGAATTAACTGAGTATTGTTTAAGAAATCTAGGTGAACCGGTAGTCGAGATCAACGTTGATGATGTTCAGTTAGAAGAACGTATTGATGAAGCCCTTGACTATTGGAACCAATATCATTTTGATGGCGCTGAAAAGCTTTATCTTAAACAACGAATTACTGCCACTCGCATTACTTTAGGCGTTCCTCCTATGGGTCCACCTTGGTCATGGAATCCAGATCATTACCAAGTAGGTGATAAGATTACTGGTCAGACATCTGGCGCTACTGCTATTATTTGCAATGAAGTTGGTACTACAATTAATGGTGGGGATGGCGTAGATGCTGATCATTTTATATTAGTTAAAGACGTTGTAGGTACATTTGAAAACGGTGAAACAATTCAATCTGATCGTAATCACCCTTATATAGATCTTCCTGTAACATCATTTGCTAGTACAGTTACTTTAGGCACATACGACAAACGTTATATCCCTCTTCCTGACAATGTTTATGGTGTAACACGTGTTATTCCATTCAATGTTGCTGGTAGCTCAAAGAACCTATTTGACTTACAATATCAATTAAGACTTAATGACTTATATGACTTAACTTCAACGTCAATCATTTATTATAAAACAGTTATGTCGCATATCGCTTTACTTAATTTAGAGCTAAATGGGTATCCTTTATATCGATTTAATCGTATGCAGGGTAATCTATATCTAGATGTTAACTGGCAGACTGCTTTTGCTATAGGCGATTATATCCTTGTTGAGGCATATAGAGCTTTAAATCCTGCAGAATGGACTAAGGTTTGGAATGAACCTTGGTTACGTAAATATGTAACTGCTTTATTCAAACGCCAATGGGCAACTAACATTAAGAAATTCCAAGGCATTCAATTACCGGGCGGTGTAACTATTGATGGTGCATCTCTATACATGGAAGCTATGAATGAGATTAAAGCTTTAGAAGATGAGATGTTAAACAAAGCAGCTCCATTGGAGTTCTTCCTTGGCTAGAAGCGTTTACTTTTCTAATGGCGTAAGATCCGAACAACTCACCTATGAAGATATTATAGTTGAGTCAATAGGTATCTATGGACAGGACTTCTATTATATTCCTAGAACACTTGTAGGTAAGGATGAAATTTTAGGCGAAGATAGATTATCTGAATTTAAATCAGCATATAGTATTCCTATGTATCTTGAATCACACGATGGCTTCGAAGGACAGGGCGCATTCATACAGAAGTTTGGTTTGATGATGGAACAAAGTGCTACATTAACTGTAGCTCGTAGAAAATGGGAACAACTAGTAGGACAACAAGGCAGAACAATATTACCTAATAGGCCTGCTGAGGGAGATTTACTTTACTTTCCATTAACTGGTGGCTTATTTGAAATTAAATTTGTTAAGCATCAGGATCCATTTTATCAGGTCGGTAAATTATTTGTTTATAAATTACAAGTAGAATTATTCCAATATTCATCTGAGAAGATTAATACTGGTATCGCATCAATCGATGTATTTGAGAATCTTAAATCATTCGATGATAATTTAATTCCAAATGGTACAGTTAAAGGATTTAAGATTACTAATAAAGGTGTTGAATATTCATCTGCGCCTTTAGTTACTATTGGTGTTGATTGGGTTGCAGAGACGGTAATTAAAGTAAGAGACGAAGTATGCTTTGACGGTAGACGCTATGTTTGTACTAAAGCTGGTAAGACTGGAATTACCGGCCCAGTTCATACTCAAGGAACAGCTGATAGTGGAACTGCTGTACTTCAGTTCTTTGGTTATAGAGCATTTGCTACAGCTTACTTAGGTAACGATTTAACTGCAAAAGAAGTAGTTAAGATACTTGTGGATGATCCAGGATCTGGATATACTAGTCCGCCAGTGGTTATATTAAGCGGTGGCGGTGGTTACTTTGCTAAAGCAACTGCTATCATTGCAAACCTTGACAATCAAGATTCGTATGGTGATAATAATAAATTTAAAGAAGAAGCAGAAGGCATAGTATTTAGTGAGGATAATCCATTTGGTGAATTATCAACATATCATAAAGTGCCTGATGTATATGCAAACGCCGACTCAACTCTTGTTAGAGTCGATTCAACAAAACTAACCGTGGATTTACAATAATGTCTAAACAAACAATTAATATTGGAACAACTCCTAATGATAGAACTGGTGATCAACTAAGAAATGCCTTTGATAAAGTCAATCAAAACTTTAATGAAGTATATGCACTTTCAGTTGGTGTAACAGAACTTAAAGCTATTGTAGCTGCATCAACAGACTTTGCAGACTTTCAAGCCAGAATAGAATCAATGTAATATGTTAAACGGGCAAACCTATTATCATGGTGCCATAAGAAAAACGATTGTAGCATTTGGTCGTTTATTTTCTGACATTAAAATTGCGCGTGAAGGAAACGACGGCCTTGTAGCACAAACCGTTGCAGTTCCTCTTGCATATGCACCAAAAGAAAAATGGTTAGTTCGTATTGATTCTGATCCAAATCTTACTAAGAATACATACACATCATTACCAAGATTATCATTTGAGATAACTGGTTATGCTTATGACTCAACTCGTAAGACTAATAAGATGCAAAAGATCATATGTAATGATACAACATCTACAGAATCACCATCTAGAAAATCAGTATTTTCTCCTGCTCCATATAATATTAGTATTAGTTTATATGTATTAACTAAGACTCAAGAAGATGCTATGCAAATCATTGAGCAGATCTTACCTATTTTTAATCCTGAATATACTCTATCTGTTAATGCGCTTCCTGATATGGAGATTGTACAGGATATTCCAGTTATTCTTAATAGTATTGCGGTTACAGATAACTATGATGGATCTTTCCAAGAAAGAAGATTTGTTATTCATACTTTAACATTTACTCTTAAGACAAACATTTACGGCCCAGTTACAGATCAAGGTGTTATTCTTAAAACTATTGCAAATCTTTCAGATCCAGGTAGAAAATATTCAGCAGTTGGAACTGCTCCAGGCGATCCGGTCTCAGAAAACTGGGAAGCACAATTCTAAATGACTATCATATATAATGCAAACAGTAACTTAAAAGCTGCTGGTGTAAGTATTCCGTTTACTGGTGAACAGGTAACAGAATATCTTAAATGCAAAGATGATCCAATCTATTTTATTGAGAATTACTGTAAAATTATATCTCTTGATAAGGGATTAATTCCATTTAAGCTGTATGAATGTCAAGTTGAGAAGGTTAAAATTATCCATGAAAACAGAAAAGTCATTCTTATGGAAGGTCGGCAGCAAGGTAAAACAACTACTTCTGCAGCCTATATCCTATGGTATACGTTATTTCAAGATTCGAAAACAGTCGCGATCCTGGCTAATAAAGCAACCGCCGCGCGTGAGGTCTTATACAGGTATCAGTTAATGTATGAGAACCTTCCACAATGGTTACAACAGGGTGTAACTACATGGAACAAAGGTGATATTGAACTAGAGAATAATAGTAAAGTATTTACAGCAGCAACATCTGCTTCTGGTATCCGCGGTAAATCTGTTAATATGTTATATGTTGATGAAACTGCTATCATACCTAATAATGTAGCTGAAGACTTCTTTACTTCTGTTTATCCTACAATATCTGCTGGTGAAACAACAAAGATTCTATTAAGCTCTACTCCACTTGGTTATAACCATTTTTGGAGATATTGGAATGATGCTGAGAACAAACGTAATGACTTTGTGCCGTTGTTTATTCCATACTGGAAGATTCCGGGTAGGGATGCTAAATGGGCCGAAGAACAAAAGAGACAGCTCGGTGAACTTAAGTTTAATCAAGAGGTTCTTTGTGCATTCCTAGGTTCTAGCTTAACATTAATTAGACCTGATGTTATAGCCAAGATGAGTCCGGGAAAGATTATATATAGTAAAGATGGTCTAGATGTGTTTGAATCTCCGGTTAAAGGACACAATTATGTTCTAGTTGCTGACACCGCAAAGGGTGTTGGGGGAGACTATTCATCATTCTCAATCATAGATATTACTGAAGTACCATATAAACAAGTAGCAAAATATAGAGATAATAAGATCAGTCCTATGTTATATCCAAGCGTGATATACAAAGTAGGAACAGAATACAATCAAGCATACGTTTTAGTAGAAATAAACTCGTCTGAACAGGTAACAAATATCCTATATTCTGAGATGGAATATGAGAATATCTTATTTGTTAATAGAAATTCAACTGGTCAGGTGGTATCTGGTGGCTTCGGTGGAGGTAGATCTCAACTTGGGGTTAATACAGACAAGAAAGTAAAACGAATAGGATGCATGAACTTCAAGGCCTTGGTAGAAGAGAATAGACTCTTAGTTCAAGACATTGATACTATTGCAGAGATTTCAACCTTTATCGAGAATAATAAGGGAACTTATCAGGCTGATGAAGGTTATCATGATGACTTAGTGATGACACTGGTGTTATTTAGTTGGTTAACAACGAATCCATACTTTAAAGACTTAAATGATGTTAATTTAAGAGAAATAATGTATAAGAATCAAATGAAACAGATCGAAGATGAGCTAACCCCATTTGGATTTGTAAGTGATGGAAGAGACAACCAATCTGAAGAAGTACTATTGAATTTTTAAAAAGTATAAATAAATGTATAGAGGT